CCATGAGGAGTTGCATCTGGTCGTAATAAATTGGGTGACTTTTTTCGATTCCCAAGTTTTTAAAGGTGCGCCATTTCTTTTCGTTCATCGACTTGATCTCAAGGATCTGCATCGATTCGCCGTTGTTAATGACGCCGTCGGCGTGGCCGCGTAGGTGTCCACCGAGGGCCGTGTACGTCCATTGCATCTGGGTCTTGGGGTTGACCTCCTGAACGTAGACGCCCGCCATCTTCAGGTCTTCGACAACCACTTCTTCCAAGTAATGTCCGAGGGCAAAGATCCGCACGACTGCGGGTGGTGGGGGATTTTGCGGGTAGCCGCGCAGGCTGTACTGAAGGAAAGCGTGGCAGGGATTGCCCACGTTGCTTGCGCCTATATAGCACCGCCGTTCGTTTTTGTAGGCTTTTGCTGTACCCATATCAATCGCGTCGATTAACTGCACGTATGCGCCTCATCTGCATTAGTTGGATAACTTAGCATACGAAAAGCGCCAGCGCAAAAAAAAGCCCCGCATTGCGCGGGGCCGGGTTAGTAGCATGTTCACTTTGGGAGTTTAACATTAACCCTAATCAAACGTTTTAGGAGTGACACGCATGAGAACATGTCACGCCCTCAAAGTAGCACTACGGTCGAACTATTTCAAGCACTTCTTTCGTGGCCTGATCGGCGGGTACAACAGACAGGTCGCATTGAATTGCCACTGGTTTTTGAAGGCGGTCGGCAGTTTGGTATGCCGCCTCCATGGCAATCTTCACGTCTTCGGAATCCATACCGAAATACCACTTTCCAGTTCTCTTATCAAACGTACCAGAAACCATGTCAGTTATTAAATTTCATTAGCATTCTTTTCTCGTTCCGCGTCTAGCTTGGTTTTGAGAAACTCATGCCAAATATGTAGTTTGTCAAAATCAGACCGGTCGATCTGATCGCCGCTCTCGTAAGCTTCTTCAAGCTTTCTTAGCGCCTTGTCAAACTCCGCCTGCATTGTTGTGAATCGACTCATATTGAAAAGCTCTTGGACGTAAGGTCTACGCCATTCTCCTTCTTAAACGAATCAACCTGCTCCGCAATGTATTCTTGATCGCCGTCTGACAGATTTGCCATCTTCCAGCCCTCATGAATGTAACGAAGCTGTCCACTAATTGTACGCCCTTCAACGCGAGCAATCACTACTAGCTCTTCATAAACGTCGCGCGGCAACAACACGGATTTCCATTTGGTAGTGTCCATTACACTTCTCCTAGTTTGGTATAAGAGAGTATACGGACGATCCTAGTCGGGATCAACCTCAGAAAACGTTTCTGCACGGACATCGTCATACATCTTAGTCAGGTCGGCAATCAGGTCCTGCAAGACATCTAGCTCGCAAACGTCAGGCAAAAGGACAAACCAACGGTCGTTTAAGACAATAAACCCTTCGCCGTCATATAGGTCATAATAAATGGTGCCTATCTTAGAGGCAGTTCTGATATCACCCATCACTAATATCCTCGCACTCGCCCCAGCTTGGGCCTACTTCTACATCACATTTATTCGGCACCTGTAATGGCACCGCGTTTTCCATGATTCGGGCAAGCTCCTTAGCTTGTTCCGGGCTGTCTACAGAAAAGGCCAGTTCGTCGTGAACCTGCAACATGGGAATAAAACCCGCTTCACAAACGTCTATCATCGCCTGCTTAGTCATGTCTGCGGCAGACGCCTGTATCAAACGGTTCAGAGCCTTGTACGTGTAGGCCCGACGCAAACTGGTCGTTGGCCCGTGGGTCGCGATTGCTTCTTCGCGGGGAAGAGCCTTATGCATTTCAAAACTGTTTGGCTCCCACAGATCAAAGCGGCACTTCCTGCCCCGTAATGAGCGGATACTGCCTGATGACCGTGGGTCGTTAAGCTTGTTTTGTACGCCCTTCATCAGCCCTTTCACGAATGGTACGCGCTTGTGATACTTCTGCGTTAACGCCTTGGCTTCGTCCACGGACAAATCTAGCTGGTCAGATAGCTTGTTGACGCCCATGCCGTACATCATGCCAAGGTTGATCACCTTAGCTTGCTTACGTGGGATACCTGCCATCTCGCTGACCATGCTGTGGAAGTCCATATCCGGGTTGTTACGGTAGCCGTCTACAAAGCTTTCTACGCCCTCCATGGGCATGTTCTTATAGTCGCCGTAGTTCTTGGCAAAGTGAACCAAAATCCGTGGCTCTTGTTGCGAGAAGTCTATGGCCGCCCACTGCTGTCCCTCTTCGGGTAGGAACAGCGAGCGGATCATGGGGCCTAGCTCTGGGTCGCGGGCCGGGATTTGTTGTAGGTTGGGCGAGTTCATGGAAATGCGGCCTGATACGGTGCCCCCGTCGTCTGACCGTAACTGATTAATATGACTGTGGATTCTTCCCTCATGGACATACTTCAGGATGCCGTCGATGAACGAGCCGCTAGTCTTGTTTAGGTTGCGGGCCTTGACGATATGCTTTGCAAGCTCATGGCTATGCTCGGACAAGAACGACTTGGTAAAGCTGGGCGCGTCCTTCTCCGTGCGAGGGTAGGGAATTTTTAATTTATCGAAAGCCTTGGCTATAGATTGTGCGGCCCAGATCTCTACGTCCATGCCTGCCAGCGATTTAATTTGTTTAATTGTTTCCTTTTCCTGCTTCATCAGGATTTGCTTAGTCCGTTCGGCGCGGTCGATGTCCACCCGAATGCCTTTCATGGTCATGTCCACAAGGCGGGGTAAGAGCGCAATCTCAAGCCGCCACACGTCCCAAAGCTCCTCGCGGTTCAGTAGGGTCTTGAAGTGGCTCCAAAGCTCCAGCGTAATCTCGGCGTCGGTTTCGGCATATGGCCCGACGTACATGGCGGGTAGCTTCCACATCTCCCCTTTCGGGTCTACGCCAAACTCTTTTGCGGCCTCTACCAATGTCTTTTCTGATTTGGTTTTGCCAAGGTGGTCATAGCAGAGGGCGTTAAGGCTGTAGCTGAATCGGTTTTCATCGATCAGGCTGGCGGTAATCATGGTGTCGATTACGCGGCCTTTAACCTCAAAGCCCTCCGCACGTATCCAGCCCAGATCGTACTGAGCGTTGTGCATGATCTTGTCAGCGGGGCACTCAAATACTTTTTTGAGCCATTTACTGACGATACGCTTGTCAAGGTTACCCCCGCCAGCATGGCCGACGGGGATGTAGCACTTCCAACCCGGCACTGCAATGGCATAGCCCACCACCTCACCATCTTTTGTGGGCCAACCGGGTCCTTTCTGTTTCAGGTTCGGGTCCCGTGTTTCCACGTCGATGGCGATTTCTTCGGCGTCAAAGATGTCGGGCAACTCCATTGGAGGAACCCAATCGCTCTTTGGCGGGAACATAGCCATTTGCAGTTTGCCGGTTGTCATTAGGCCACCTTACGCTCGCGCAAAATTGCTTTCTCAAAATAGTCACAAGCTCGGCACCACCAGCCCACACGTTTATTTTCTGCCGCGTGAATGATTTCTTCCGCCTTCGATGGGCATTTTGGACAAGGTATGTAACTCATTTCGGTTTTTTGTTTCATAAAGCGTAAGCCCTCAAATAATCTTCTGGTTCTAGGATGTAGAGGTTTTGAAGTGCCCGCGTCACCCCCACGTAAAAGACGCGGTGAAGATCGTCCCCTGACGACGTAAGCGCCGCCGCAGTCAGATCCGGAAGGATTACAACGTTTTGTGCCTCGCCGCCTTTTGTCCCGTGAATCGTGGACAGTCGAATGCGGGGCTTGGCGTTAAATTTTTCGCCCCGGCGTAAAAGCGCCGTAATGTAGGCCCGATCCCCGTCTGGTATTTTATCCATTGCCTCATGCCAGATCATCTCGTCCGTAGCCAATAGACCAAAATGTTCTTGTAACTGCTTTAGTTCAAACATTTCGTTATCGTCGGCGGAGATTGTTTTGTGGCCCCGCTTGACTCTTACACCATTTCCAGACATGTAGGAGTATATGGCTTGAGCAGTGCCGGTTGTGACGGCTTTTCCCTTACGTAAGCCTTCCCAGCCGTTAATGGCCAACGACATTTTTTGCGGGATGGAGCGACTACCGTCTTGCCGCTCAAATAAGTACCCGCCGTTTTTTAATTCTTGCTGAATCGGATGAAGCATGAACCGTGCTTGTGCCATGATCAGCCAGCTACCTTCCGACATGTCGATAGAGCGAATGTCGGGCACACGGTAGATCTGCCCTTGCTCCTGCCGAGGTCGGTACACCTTTGGAAAACGGTTTTGTATTCGTGAGGCTATTTTTTCTGCTAGCGCGTGAATAGCCGCAGGGACGCGGTAGCTTTGCTCCAACACCTCCGCCCCACCGGGCAAGCTAATAAAATGATCAACGTCTGCGCCTGCCCAGCGGTAAATTGCCTGATCGTCATCGCCAGCTACAAACATGCGCTCTGACTTCGCGTCCAATTTGTGGGCAATGTCCCACTGCAACGGCGACAGGTCTTGCGCTTCATCAAGGAAAGATACTTTGAAAGACGGCATTAGGTGATCAGCTTGATTAACGAAGGCCAAAAGCAAGTCGGTAAAGTCCATCAGGCCAAACGCTTTCTTATAGTTTTCGTAAGAGTCGGCCACATACTTGACTTCAAGCCACGTGAAGTTCACGTCGGAGTGGTTGTACTCATGCTGAAGCGTGGTTTTTTTGGTTTTTGCAAGGTTTATTAGCTGAAGGATCGGGTGGTCTGTCGCTTTAAACGACACATCCTCTTCTTCGCTTATTGAGCTATGGAGCGTGAATCCTATGGCTTTAGACAACTCTTTATAGTTTTCCCCGCTCATCAACTGATCTTCCTTCACGCCCATCAGCCGGTAAGCCAGAGAATGTATTGTGCGGAAATAGGGCAGATCTTTTTCGGGGTCCAGATCAAACCGTTGGGCGGCCCGATCTCTAGCTTCGTTTGCCGCTTTTCTAGTGAACGCAAAAAACCCCACCTGTGATGGGGTTACACCTGCGTCTAATGATTTTTCCACCATGTTTAACAACGTAGTGGTCTTCCCCGTCCCCGGAGGCCCAAAGATGCGAAACATTAGAACGGGTCCGTGGCCCGTGTTTCAAAACTTTTGGACTCTAATTGGTCGTGCGGAATGTCCTGCACGGGTACGCGCCACACGCGTGTCGGCTTTCCTTTTATTTTTAACACGGTAGATTCCCCGTTTATGTCCCGTAAACGTTGTGCCACCTTGTGAGTTTTAAACTCACTGAAGCGGTTCTTTCGCAGGAAACTTTCAAAATCTTTTAGCCGGAAATGAACGGCGTTGCTCTCTTCATCAACCCATGGTCTGCGAAGCAGTATTTCTTCACGGTCTTCCGCTTTCTGCGTCGAGGTGCAGAACTCATCAAGATACTCGTAGAACTGGCCGTTGATGCTGGCGTCTTCTGACACCTCCATGATGGACCCGTCTGTCTCGGCCATCTCCTTCATCAACTGGTTAATACGAGCCTCCCAGCCACGCCGAGGCATTGTCTGGGGCATGAAGTTAAGCTGTTCGATACAGGCTTTTTGAAACACCGTCTGATTCTGCAATGCGTCGGTGTCCAGTTCTAGCGGTACGCCGTTAACGTCAAGGAACCACACAGGGGGTATGGAGTTGTACTTCCGTAGGTTTGCCACGGCCATGTCACTAACAGCCGCGCCAATGCCGTACTTCCGGGTTTGACACAACTCGCGGTTGCAATACGGCTGAATAGGGGCGTCGTTACAGCGGTAGGCGTAGTCTTTCTTCTCAAGCTGTTTGACGACTAGGTTTACTTCGTTTAAGGGTAACGGCGGATCGATATACGCCATGTTGTGGTGCAGGATCTCATCCTGCCATGTGTCTGGGTGCGCCTTCCGCAGGTAAACGCCTATGCTGAAGAGTCCGTTGTTTCGTCCTCCTTCGCTGATTTTTTGAGAACATAAGGTTTGGAGACAGGGCGGACCTTCCACGATGGCTGTGCTTTCAACCGTGGCTTGCGTAAGTGCTTCCAATTGTTCCGGCGTTTGGACGTGCGCCTCATACAACCCGAAAAATTCTTCCAGAGTCGCCGCACTGCCGTCATCATTGAACGCATAGCGCAACCCCTCCTCCGCATTAAAATACGGCATGTTTAAGAAGTTTCCGATATCCCCCCGATCTAAAAACAACTTTATCTGCTTGGGGAAAATTTCACTGCCGCCGTAGCCTAATCCACTAGCCAAGTGTTGTAGCGTTGACTGCATCGCCTTTGCAGTCACCCACTCACTGCTGAATAAGAAGCAGTGCGCGCCCCCGGATTTAGAACGACATACTACCAGAGGGAGCTTACCGTGACGTATCTTTTCGATCAGCTTCTTGTGGTCAAGCGGGTACTCATCAATGTCAATACAGCCCCACTTGCAGGAGTCGTCTTCATTGATCGGGATGATTCCAATGCCCGCCCCAGAACCGGCTAAATGCTCTTCAAAATGGTCCGTGGTCCGTGGTTCGCGGACGACGCGAGCTTTGCCAGTGTTCTTGCCATTGGCTTTTGTGCTGTCGATTTCATACGTGCCGTAAGCTTGCTTCAGGCCATCAAAGATAGCCGCAAATCTTTTTGCATCAGACATTTTTATAGACCAAGAAAGGGGGCACAAGGCCCCCGGTAACACTTAAAACGGCGCGTCGTTAGACGTGTCGCTACCCTCTGCGGTGTGCTTCGCTTCCACATCACCTTTCATAATGCTGTCTGCGAAAGCCTTGGCCTGCTGGTATTGAGAGCCGTCTTCCACCACACCTTCAAGGCTAATGTCCCAACCGTGCCAACTGCCTTTGCTGTTCTCTTCCGAGACAGTTTTGAGCAGGTAAACGTGGCTGAAGCGCGGTGGCGTAAATGGCCCGTTTTTGCCCATTAAAGTGCGCTGGGCAATTGTGGAGTTCCACTTTCGGCTTTTTTTCATCTGCGTCGATTTCATCGCAATGACTGCCGTAGTGGTCGTACCGTCCTCGTTGAGGATCAGGACGTAGTGCTGGTGCGTTTCCTCAATGTACGTGCCCGACCCGCCGACAACATAATCCTTGTTGTCATCGCCGCGCTCAGTGCGAGGCCGCTTGTCTTCAGGCGTGTAGATATTTAAAGGAGCGCCGTTACCACTGCCCCGAGGAGCCCACTCAAGATAGCGCCGCTGATAAGCGCAAGGTATGACACGAATACCTGTCTTACCAGCATACACTTGATTCGATACGGTATTGAGAATATCGCCCGCTTTAGCGTTATCAAGGTCATCCAACACTGGGTCTTGGCGGCTGAGAACTTTGAGGAAAGGGATTGCCATGTCATCTTGACTGAGGTCACCCATTCCCATTCCCGCATCTTGTTCAAAGATGCTTGCATCAAATGTGACAATTTCATTCATTGTCTCCTTAGTTTCTGCGACTGCTTTACTCATTACTTTTTCCTCACGATGTTAGCACGTTGGCCCACATAGGCCCCGAAAAGTTCCATAGGGAAGGCTTCCCCGTTTTGTACACGTTCCTTGACAAAAGCTTTCAGAGTGCTGGGATGCACATCTGTCTTCTGCTCGGCGGCATAACCAAGACCTTGCGCGTACTCAATGAATTGAGACGCCTCTTGGTCTTCGCCACGACCAAAGTTACAGCTAACAGTGTTCTTGATGATGTCATCAAAACCGTTTTGCCGTAGCCAATCAAATGCCGTAGCTTTGTTTTCCGCCTTGATGTGCGCGCCGTAGGTCGGACGCACAGTCACCTTTGATCCGTCCTCCAGTTCAAACGAACTAAGGCCGAGTTCAAGCAACATGGCAGGGAGATCTTCGTCAGTAAGTTTCAGCAGTTCTCGCTTCGCTTCCTTGAGTTGATCTTCTAGCTTGCCCACAAGATCCTCTTGGTTACGAACAGCGCGAGCAATCTCTGCTACGCTGGCCAAGCCGGTGTTTGCCACCTTTTCGATGGAGGAAGCAGTGGCTTGATCTGCCTCCATGTCTAAGAGCAACTCGCTCATTTTTTCTCCTTT